TCAAGGAGGCCAAGATCGTGGCCCGCACGGGCGGCGGTCTGGCCCTGAGCGTGTCTTTTGTTGTGACCGATGGCGAGTACAAGGGCCGCTACGCCTTTACCAGCTACGGCCTGCACAAGAACGGCCTGCCTTATTTCAAGGGCTTTTTGCAGACCATCCAGCTGCCCCTCGAACGCCTGAGCGAACTGGAGCAGATCCTGCCGCAGTTCACGGGCCGCCGCTGCGCCATCAATGTGCAGACCGACAAACAGAACCCCCAGTACACCCGCACCTATGTAGACAAATATCTGGGCATGGGCGACATCCACGAGGTGCTGGGCGCATCCGCTCCGGCAGCCGACGCGGACGGCTTTACCCCCGCCGACGATGACGGCGACATGCCCTTTTAACCGGAGGTGCTCATGCTCGAACAGTTCCCGCAACCCTTGAAAGAGGCGCGCCGCTGGGTCTGTTTCGATGCTGCCAAAACGCCCATCAACCCCGCCACCGGCAAGAATGCCATGCCCAACGAGCCCTCCACCTGGGGCACGCTGGCAGCGGCACAGGCCGCGGTCACCCGCTATGGCCTGCGCGGTGTCGGGGTGCTTTTGGGAGACGGGCTGTGCGGCATCGACATTGACCACTGCCGGGATCCGGCCACCGGGGCCCTCTCCGATATGGCGGTGCAGATCATTGCCCGGATGGACAGCTACACCGAGGCCAGCCCCAGCGGCACCGGCGTGCATATCCTGTTCACCGGCACAAACCCCGCCGGCCCCTGCCGCAAGAGCAGCATCGGGCTGGAAATGTACGACGGCGGCCGGTATTTCACCGTGACCGGCAACGTGCTGGAAGCAAAGGCCATTGCCGAGCGCACCGAGGCCTGCGCCGCCGTCCATGCGCAGTATCTGGCCAAGCCCGAACCCGCCGGCACGCCCGCCCCGGCTGTGGTGTGGCAGGCCGTGGACCGCTCCGACGAGGAGATCCTGCACACTGCCTGCAGCGCCAAAGACGGGGAGCGCTTTGCGGCCCTGTATGCCGGCAGCTGGCAGGCCTACTACGCCAGCCACAGCGAGGCGGATCTGAGCTTCTGCAACCTGCTGGCCTTCTGGTTCGCCGCTGACAAGGCCCGCATGGACCGGGTGTTCCGTGCCTCCGGCCTCATGCGCCCCAAGTGGGACCAGCGCCGGGGTGCCAAGACCTACGGCGACGCTACCCTGGACCGTGCCGTGGCCGACTGTCAGGAGGTGTACACCCCGCCCCCGCAGACAGCAGACGGCGGCCCGGCCTTTGCGGATCAGGACGAAGCCCTGCGGGCCCTCAATGCCAAATACACCGGTGTCGGCAGGGAGCAGGCCCCGGCCAGCGCGCCGGCCCCCGGCGTCAAGAGCTACTCCATGGACGACACCGGCAACGCCCGCCGCTTCCGTGACCGGTACGCCGACCGCCTGCGCTACAACCCCACCGACAAGTGCTGGCTGGTGTGGGACGGCACCCGCTGGCAGCGGGACGACCTGGCCACCGTCAAGCGCTTTGCAGACGAGATGCTGGATCAGATGGACAAGGCCTGCTTTGGCATCCGTGATACCGACAACGCCGCCGCCCAGCGCAGACACGTCCAGAAAAGCCGCTCCAGCCGGGGCAAGGAGGCCTTTCTCAAGGAGGCCCAGCACCTGCCCGGCATCCCCATGCTGCCGGAGCAGTTCGACCGGAACCGGGGCCTGCTGAACGTGCAAAACGGTATCCTGGATCTGGCCCGCCGCAAGCTGCTGCCCCATGACCGGGAAAAGTATATCACCCGTCTGGCGCAGGTCATCTATGACCCGGACGCCGCAGCGCCCACATGGCGGGCGTTTCTGGATTCCGTCACCGGCGGGGACAGGGCTCTGGCCGAATACCTGCAGGTGATGACCGGCTACTGCCTGTCCGGCTCCACCCGGGAGCAGTGCATGTTCTTTCTCTACGGCGACGGCTCCAACGGCAAATCCACATTCCTGGAGGCGCTGGCCAAGCTGTTCGGCGATTACGGCATGAACGCCCAGGCCGAGACCATCACCAGCGCCCGCAGCCGCTCCTCCGGTGCCGCCCGCAGCGACGTGGCCCGCCTGAAAGGGGCCCGCCTTGTCACCATCGAGGAGGGAGATCAGGGTGCCATGCTGGACGAAGGTCTGGTCAAGCAGATGACCGGCGGCAACACCATCACGGCCCGTTTCCAGTACGGCAAGGAATTTGAGTTCCGGCCCGAGTTCAAACTGGTCATGGCAACCAACCATCTGCCCCGCATCCATGGCACCGACGTGGGCATCTGGCGGCGCATCCGGCTCATCCCGTTCACCCAGTGCATCCCGCCGGACAAACAGGACATGCTGCTGCCCCAGAAGCTGGAAGCGGAGCTCTCCGGCATCCTCAACTGGGCGCTGGACGGCCTGCAGAAGTGGCTTGCCCTCAGCAAGGGCGGCAAAAAGCACGGTCTGCCCGCCTGTGCTGCTGTGGATAAGGCCGTGGACGCCTACAAGCAGGATCAGGACCGCATTGCCGCCTTTCTGGCCGACTGCACCGAGCCCGCCGAGGGCCAGACCGTGCAGGCCAGCGTGCTGTTCCGCACCTATCTCAACTGGTGCAGCGACAACAACGAGAAGTGGCGCATGGCCAACAAGCAATTCGGCATCGAGGTCAAAAAGCACTACGAGGTGCGCAAGGGCATGTACTACAACGAGTATGTGGGCATGGCCCTGTCTGAGGAGGGCCTGCGCTGCATGGCACTGAACCGCGGTGCAGAGCTGCCCGCCCGCAGCACCCAGGGCCCGCCGCTGTACGAACAGACCCGCCTGAAGAACTGAGTATGGAGGGAATGGAGGCAAAGGAGCCTTTCCGGGGACTTTCCTATATATTCTATTTTTTTGTTTCCCTACTAGGGAGTTTTCGGAAATAGGTTCCTACCCTCCATACCCTCCATAGAAAGGAGAAAACGAGTTTGACCTACGAAGAGAAAAGACGCTGGCTCTGGCGGTACGGGGACGCTATGGTAAAGGCCAAGCACCTGCGAGATGATTTAGATGAAGCAGAACGTGACACCGGTTGTACCACGCAGCAACTGACCGGAATGCCGGGCGGCAGCGGTGATGGGCAGAGTCTGGCACGAACTGTAGAACGTATTGAACGAGCCGAGAAAGCCTTGAATGCACAGATCATGCTGTGTGATGATCTCCACGCCGAACTTATGGCCCGACTGGAGGATGTGGACGACCCGAAGGATTACGAGGTCCTGCGGCTGAAGTATCTCCGCTTTCAGGACTGGGAGCAGATTGCACAGAAGATGAGCATCTGTGTACGGCAGGTTTACCGTCATCACCGTAAAGGTGTGGATGCTTTGGAACTGTGACAGATGTCAGTAAAACGTCAGTACGACGTCAGTGACATGTCTTTGATTTCATGATAAAATAGTATCATCGCAAGAGCCCGCAGGAAAGGTTTACTCCCTTCAATCCTGCGGGCTTTGTGCTGCCCGGCTGCGACAGGGGAACACACATTTACTCACCCAACAGCCTGAATGTACCAGCCGGGCAATCTTGAACATTCTCAGCCGTCCCATTCCGGGGCGGCTTTTGCTTTACCCACCCCCGGTCTATACCCAGGGGGGCATTTTATACCCTGCCCCCTCCGCAAAGCACCCCCGCCCCTGCAAAGGCCCCCGGAGTGTGCCCGGCGGGGTGCAAGCCTGCCTGCCATGTGCAGGCTTTTTGTCTGTCAGGAGGTGAACCGCATGGGCAACCCGCGCTATGCCAACGGCCAGCTGCGGCGGCGCAACCGGGCCCGGCTCCGGGCGATGGGCGGCGAATGCGGCATCTGTCATGGGCGTCTTGGCCCAATTCATTACGATGAACCTTCAGACGCGCAGCACCCGCTGTCCTTTGTTGTGGATGAGATCAAGCCAGTGTCCCGCTGGCGGCAGTTTGGCTACCCGTCCGCACGGGCCGCGGCTGAGGACTGGACGAATCTCCAGCCAGCACATTACTGGTGCAATGCCCAGAAGGGCAACAAAGTGGTGCAAACCGAGCCGAAAAAGCCCGGAAAACGCATCAGTGCGCCGCGGATCCAGGACGGCGAGTGGTAGGTGGGGAGGGTCCCCCCTCCCGTGACCCCGGCGACCCAGGGCCGTCAGCGCCGATTTACACACAGGAAAAAATGGAAAGGGGTGTCAGGGCATGGCAACCATGAAAAGCGTCACGGCCCGGGGCACCCGGCTGGAGCAGTTGAAAACACTGGCCCGCGTGCTGGCCGTCAACATTGACAGCTGCAAGGATGCCAAGACCCTGCCGCAGCTGGCCAAGCAGTACCGGGAGACCATCCGGGAGATTGAAGAGATCGAAGGAGCAGCAGATGACACGGACGAGATCAGCGAGATCCTCGCACAGCGGGAAAGTGATGGGAAGCCAGGAGCCGTCCGCACACATCGCACCGCCGTATAACGCCACCGACGGGCAGGACGCCGTGCGCATCCTGTGTGCTGGCGGCACCGTGCTGGATCCGTGGCAGAGCGACATTCTGGACGACTGGATGGGCCGCACGGTGTCCGGCAAATGGTCTGCCCCCACTGCGGGCGGCAGCGTGCCCCGCCAGAACGGCAAGAGCCTACTGGTGCAGGGCCGCGCGGAAGCCGGCATGCTGCTGTTCAACGAGACCGTCATTTACACGGCCCACCTGCAAAAGACCGCTACCGAGACTTTTGAGGAAATGCGGGCCTTTTTCGAGAGCCCCAAGCTGCGCCGCCATGTGGCCGAGATCAAGACGGCGCTGGGCCGGGAGCAGATCATCCTGAAAAGCGGTGCCCGTATCAAGTTTCTGGCCCGCACCCGCAACGGCGGACGCGGCCAGCACGGCGACCTGCTCATCTTCGACGAGGCGCAGGAGCTGGACGAGACCGCCCAGGGCTCTTTCCTGCCGGCCATTTCAGCCAGCCTGAACCCCCAGACCATCTATGTAGGCACGCCGCCGGGCCCGGACGCCGTGGGCACCGTGTTCCGTGCGCTGCGTCGGCGCGCGCTGGACGGCGACGCCCCAAAAGCCGCCTGGTTCGAGTTCTCGGTGCCGGAGATCGGCAACGTGAAGGACCCGGAGCGCTGGGCAGCCGCAAACCCGGCCCTCGGGCGGCGCATCCAGTTTTCTACCATTGAGGGCGAGGCTGAACAGCTGGACCCGGACACCTTTGCCCGGGAACGTCTGGGCTGGTGGAGCCCGGAAACCACGGAGCATCTGGACTACGCCATCGACCGCACTGCCTGGGCAGCCTGTGCCAGCGAGGATCCGAAGCCCGAGGGCAAGACCGCCTACGGCGTCAAGTTTGCAGCGGACGGCAGCGCCGTCTGCTTGTGCGGTGCCGTGATCCCCAAAGAGGGCCCCGCCCGGGTGTCCCTCATCGAGCTGCGGCCCTCCGGCCAGGGCCTTGCCTGGCTGGCCGACTGGCTGAACGACCGGTACGGCAAAGCCAGCTGTGTGGTCATTGACGGCCGCAACGGCGTGGACGTGCTAGTGGAGCGCATCAAGGAGGTATGGCGGGCAAAGAACTCCGTCATCCGCCCTGCCGCCCGGGACATCATTGCCGCCGTGAGCGGCTTCACCAACAGCGTCAACGAGGGGGCCCTGACCTGGTACAAACCCCAGACCGTGCTGGACGAAAGCGCCGTGACCGCTGTCAAGCGGCCCATCGGCGGGGGCTATGGATTCGGCGGGGACAATAGCCTGCCGGTGGAAGCCTGCGCCCTGGCCCTCTGGGGTGCAAAGACCTGCCGCCGCGACCCCACCCGCAAGATGCGCATCGGCTGAAAGGAGCACCATGTTCGTTACCCTGAATTTTGGCCCGATGGAGGGCCTGAGCGCGGAAGAACTGCAGCAGCTGCAGGATCTGGCCGACGCCTACAACTACCACCAGAGCCGCAACCGCCTGAAAGATAAATATTACGAGGGCCACGTCACCCTGCAGGACGTGAACCTTGGCATTGCCCTGCCGCAGGGCCTGCGCAACCTGGAAGTGGGCTGCAGCTGGGGCCAGAAGGCCGTGGATGTTCTGGCGGCCCGCTCCATGTTCGACGGCTTTGTGGGCACCGGCGGCAGTCTGGACAGCCTTGCAAAGCTGGTGGCCGACAACCGCCTTGTGGCACAGTACGCCAAGGCCTGCCGGGACGAGCTGAAATACGGCTGCACCTTTGCCACCCTGTCCGGGGACAACGCCATCGGCTGCAGCATCCGGTTCCACTCGCCTGCCACGGCAGCCGCCCTCTGGAGCGGCGAGAAGGGCCGCATCGACTGCGGCCTTGCCATCGTGGACACCGTGAAGGATGAGCACTTCGAGGGCACATGGCGGCCTTCCGTGGTCAACTTCTACACGGATGACGCGGTCATTGTGCTGCAGTCAAACGGCAGCTTCTGGACGGCGCAGCGCTACGCCCACAAGATGGGCCGCCCGCTGATGGAACCGCTGATCTGGAACGCCACCAACTCCAAGCCCTTCGGCCGCTCCCGGCTCAAAAAGCCCATCCGCGCTCTGATCAACGATTACATCCGCACGGCAGCCAACGCAACCATCGCGCTGGAGTTTGCCACCACGCCCCAGAAGTACATCCTCGGCGTGACCGATGAGCAGTATGACGCCATCATTTCCAACAAGTTCAAGACCTACATGGGGGCCATTATCGCCGCCACAGCCAACCCGGAGACCGGCGAAAACCCGACCCTGGGCCAGCTGGCACAGGGCAGCCTGACGCCCCATGTGGAGAAGATGCGGATGACCGCCACCCAGTTTGCGGCGGCTACCGGCCTGACCGTCACCGACGTGGGCGTGGTGAACGACGCCAACCCCACCAGCAGCGACGCCATCCTTGCCCAGAGCCAGACGCTGGTGCTGCTGGCGCAGCAGCTCAACACCGGCAACGGCGACGCCCTGCACACCATTGCCTGCATGGCACAGGCCGTGGCGCGGGACTGCCGCCTGGCCGACCTGACCGAGGAAGAGACCAGCATCATGGCCCACTTCAAAAACCCCGCCATGCCCAGCGTGGCCGTGACCGCCGACGCCGCCATCAAGATCGCATCCGCCCGGCAGGAGTTCGCCAGCACGGACACCTTCCTGGAGATGATCGGCTTTGACCAGGCGGACATCCGGCGCATCAAGGCGCAGGAACAGCGGGCACGGGGCGCACAGGTGTTGATGGAGATGGAAGATGAAACTGACACAAGCGGCATGGGATGATTACATTTCCCGGCTTTCCCAGCTGAACCAGAAGGCCGGGCAGCTCATGCGGGAGTACATGGACGGGCACCCGGAAGCCGACACCGACACCCTCATCCGCTACGCCTACGCCCTTGTGACCAAGTACGGCGAGGGCAGCGCAGAGCTTGCCTGTCAGATGTACGACGCCCTGGCCGAGGCGCAGGGGGTCACATTGCCCGCCGCAGAGCCTGCACCCACCGCCACCTATGGCGAGGTGACCGGCATGGTCAAGGCCACGCAGGACAGCCCGCCCAGCCTGCAGCAGGGCGTTTCCCGCATGGTAAAGCAGGCCGGTGCCGACACCACCACCCGCAATGCCATCCGGGACGGTGCGGAGTGGGCATGGGTGCCCCACGGCGACGCCTGCCCGTTCTGCCGGATGCTGGCTTCCAACGGCTGGCAGCGGGCCAGCAAGAACCTGCTGAAGAAAGGCCACGCCCAGCACATCCACGCCAACTGTGACTGTGAGTTTGCGGTGCGGTTCAGCCGTGTCTTTGACGTTGCCGGGTACGACCCGGAAGCATACCTCCGGCAGTACCGTGACGCGGGCAGTGATATCAACAACTGGCGGCGCATTGATTATGCAGCCAACCGGGAGCGCATCAACGCGCAGAAAAGGGCGGCGTATGCGGTAAGAAAAAACTTCTCTGTTTATTCGAGCTTGAACATGGAGCCAAAACCTGTTACAATGCAGTCAATCAGCAATGTCAAGGCGTTCAGCTGTGACACGCTGGATGCTACTGGACAACAGCAGCTGAAAAATGCGCACAAACGTCTGCTTATGACCGCATCCAAGCAGCCGCTTGGAGTGGAAGTTGGCAGGGCATACGATTTGAATATGAAACCGCTCACAAAAGAGTTAACAGGAGCAGCAGAGCGCTCAACAGTGTCGGTGCCAAAACAAAATGTGCCGTATATTGTTATCCATACACACCCTGACAGTAACATTTTCTCACAACGGGATTTGAGTAACTTTGCAAATAACGTAAACCTGAAAATGCTTACAGCTGTTGGCCATGATGGGCACGTTTATGCGGTTGAAAAATCAGCTTCGTTTGACGCAAAAGCCGTAAAAACACTGGTTTCTGATCTCGGAGAATCCGTCAACGGCATTGCAGATCAATATGATCGGAAAGAGATTTCCTATCAGGAAGCCGCCGAATCGTTGAATTTTCTTGTTCGCAACTGTCTATCAGAATTGGAGGGATACGGTGTCAAGTTCTACGAATGAAAAGTTCTTTACCCCGGAACGCATAAAGAAAATGCAGCAGTATCTGATAGACCATCCTATCGACCATAAATATGACGAACTATGCGCCCAAGATATCTATGATGGGGATGACGTTCCGCCACGGCAGCTGGCTGCACGAGGTTATTATGACGTTCTGAAAGAACTTGGAAAACTCCCGGCGGGAGTTGAATGACCGTTAAACCACGATGCACCCGCACCGTGGTTTTTTGTTGCCCATTTTTTTAAAGCACTGTGCAAAAAATGCACGGTGCTTTTTTCATGCCGTCTTAGCTCATTCTGGAAGAGCGCCGGTCTCCAAAACCGGAAGCGGGAGGTTCGATGCCTCCAGACGGTGCCACGCTGCAAGATCTGCAGCAAATACACGCCACGGCTGCGGAAAAGCCGGGAAAGGAATTTACCACTATGGCAGAAACTGTACACCAGGAACCCACCACCCCCGCTGCCGAGGGGCAGCAGAACAATGAGCGCACCTTCACCCAGGCCGAGATGAACGCCATCATCTCCGACCGGCTGAGCCGGGAGCGCTCCAAATACGCCGACTACGACGATCTGAAGGCCAAGGCCCAGCAGTTCGATGCCGCGCAGGAAGCGGGCAAGACCGCGCTGCAGAAGGCAAACGAGAAGGCCGCAAAGCTGCAGGAGCAGCTGGACACCCTGACCAAGGCCAACACCCTGCGGGAGCTCCGCAGCAAGGTGGCAGCGGCCACCGGTGTGCCCGCCGAACTGCTTTCCGGCGACACCGAGGAGAGCTGCACCGCACAAGCGCAGGCCATCCTCAAGTTTGCACAGCCCGGCTACCCCAGCATCCGGGACGGCGGCGAAGTCCGCAACAAACCCACCGGCTCCACCCGCCAGCAGTTTGCTGACTGGTTCGCGCAGGTGACCAAGTAACAGCAAAGGAGTTTTTTCTATGGCAACTGATATCAACCGCACTACCACCATCACCCTGCCCGGTGAGGTGTCCAGCGAGATCCTGCAGAAAACGCAGGAGAGCTCCGCCGTCATGGCGCTGGCCCGCTCCATCAAGCTGCCGGGCCTGGGCGTGACCATTCCGGTCATCACCGGTGACCCGGAGGCCGCATGGGTCGGCGAGACCGACAAGAAGCCCGTCAAGCGCGGCACGCTGGCCACCAAGGTCATGCAGCCCTACACGCTGGCTGTCATCGTGCCCTTCTCCAACCAGTTCCGCCGCGATGTGCCCGCCCTGTATGACGAGCTGGTGAAGCGCCTGCCGCTGGCACTGGCCCAGAAGTTCGACGCCACGGTGTTTGGCGGCGTCACTGTGCCCGGCTCCAACTTCGACACCCTGAAGGGCTGCACCGCGCAGGAGATCGGCACCAATGCCTATCAGGGCCTTGTGGCTGCCGACGCCGACATCTCCGACCACAACGGCATCCTGAACGGCTGGGTGCTGTCCCCCAAGGGCAAGGCCGCCCTGCTGAACGCCGTGGACACCACCGGCCGTCCGCTGTTCCTGAACAACGTGGCCGAGGGTGCCGTGCCCATGATCCTGGGCGCAAAGACCCTGCAGAGCAAGGGTGCCTACATCGCGGATTCCACTGCCGCCAAGAAGCACGTTGTCGGCTTTGCCGGTGACTGGTCGCAGGCCATGTACGGCACCGTGGAGGGCGTGCAGATCGCAATTTCCGACCAGGCCACCCTGACCGACGGTTCCAACACCATCAACCTGTTCCAGCAGAACATGTTCGCCGTGCGTGCCGAGATCGAGGTGGGCTTCCGCTGCGACACCACCGTGTTCAACAAGCTGACCAAGACCGAAGCCTGATGAGGTGCCCTCATGACCTACGCCGAAGTTTTTGATGTGGAAGCCGGGTTCCGCGCTCTGTCCAAGGACGAACAGGCCCGGTGTGCCGCCCTGCTGAGTGAGGCGGCCATCATCATTGACGCCTACAACCCGGACGCCGGAGAGGACGCAAAGCGGCTCGTTTCCTGCCGGATGGTGCGCCGCCAGTTGGGCGAGAGCGACAGCGAGGGCGGCGTCAGCTTTCCCATGGGTTCCACCCAGGGCACCGCCACGGCGCTGGGCTACTCCCAGAGCTGGACCATGAGCGGCGGCTCTTCCGGCGAGCTGTATCTTTCCAAACTGGAAAAGAAGCTGCTGGGCGTGGGCAGCCGCGTGGGGGCCCGCAGCCCGCTGGAGGACTTATGTTGAAAGGCATCGACATTACCCTGTACGAAAAGACCCAGTCCGGCACCGACGAGGCCGACGCCCCGGTCTACACCGAAACGCCGGTCACCGTGCACAACGTGCTGGTGGGCGAACCCTCCGCCGAGGAGATCACCACCGAACTGCAGCTCACCGGCCGGCGGCTGGCCTACACGCTGGCCATCCCCAAGGGCGACGCCCACGACTGGAACGACGTGCAGGTGGAGTTTTTCGGCCAGCACTTCCGCACCTGCGGGGGCGTCGTGCAGGGCATCGAACGCATGATCCCGCTGTGCTGGAACAAGAAAGTGCAGGTGGTAAGGGATGAGTAAAGTCCGCTTTGAACTGGACCGTGCTGGGGTGCGTGCCCTGATGCGCAGCCCCGAGATGCAGGCCGTGCTGAAAGCGCGGGCCGACACCGTGAAAGACCGCTGTGGCGACGGGTACGAGGCCTATGTGGCCGCCACCCGCGCCGTGGCCGTGGTGGAGACCGCCACCCCGCAGGCCGTTGATGACAACTCTGCCCACAACACCCTGCTCAAAGCCACATCAGCCAGCCGGAAGAGCGCGACCGTGCACGAGCACAAACGCCACTTGAAGGACGGCAGGGTCATCACCGTAAGGAGCTACCAGAGGAAGAAATGATCGAAGAAACCATCCGCAGCTTTCTGGCCGAGCGGCTGGACGTGCCGGTCCGGCTGAGCGTGCCAACACCGGCCCCCGCCCGCTTTGTGGTGGTGGAAAAGACCGGCTCCGGCTATGAGGACGGCATCTATAGCGCCACCATCGCGGTGCAGTCCTACGGCCACAATGCCTGCGACCATGACGGCACCTTAGGTGCTGCCCAGCTCAACGAGCAGATCAAGGCCGCCATGCAGGCTGCCGACACCCTGCCGGAAGTGGTCTCCTGCGACCTTGTCACCGACTACAATTTCCCGGACACCACCCGCAAACGGCCCCGCTATCAGGCCGTTTTTTCTATCACTCATTACTGACCTGTGAAAGGAGAACTACACATGGCAGACGCAACCAAAGTAACCGCCGCCAAGCCCAAAGTGGGCGGTGCCATCTGGCGTGCCCCGCTGGGCACCCCGCTGCCCACCGACGCCAAGACCGAACTGGACAAGGCTTTTAAGTGCCTGGGCTACGCCTCCGAGGACGGCGTGACCAACAGCAACTCGCCCTCCAGCGAGAACACCAACGCCTGGGGCGGCGACACCGTGCTGACCCAGCAGACCGAGAAGCCCGACACCTTCCAGTACACCCTGCTGGAGGCCCTGAACGTGGAGGTGCTCAAGTCCGTGTACGGCGACGACAACGTCACCGGCACGCTGGACACCGGCATCACGGTCAAGGCAAACTCCTCCGAGCAGAAGGACTGCAGCTGGGTCATTGAGATGGTGATGAAGAACAAGGCGGTCAAGCGCATCGTCATCCCGGATGCCGCCGTCACCGCCGTGGGCGATATCACCTACGCCAAGAGCGCCGTGGGTTACAACACCACCCTGACCGCCGTGCCGGATGCCCAGGGCAACACCCATTACGAGTACATTCTGGGCGGCACCGCCGCCACCCAGGCCGCTGCCAAGACCAAGGAGGTGCAGGCATGATCACTGCAAAAACTGAATCCGGCTTTGCCATCGAGCTGGAGGACGACGCTCTGGAGGACCAGGAACTGTTCGACGCCATTTCCGGCATGCAGGACGGCAACGTGTTCAGCATGAGCCACCTGACCGAGCGCCTGCTGGGCACCGAGGGCCGCAAGAAGCTCTATGACCACCTGCGCAACGACAAGGGCCGTGTGCCGCCCCAGGCGGTGGCGCAGGCTCTGAATGAACTGCTGACCAGCTTTTCTGCCGGAAAAAACTCTGCATCCTCGCCGAACTGATCGCATCGGACGAGGACGCGCTCATCTGCGATTTCGCGCAATATTACCATGTGCTGGACTGGCGCAGCCTGCCGCTGCGTCTGGCGGCTACCCTTGCTGCCGGCCTGCCGGAGGACAGCCGCAGCATGATGAAGGCCAGCGGCAAGACCGTGCCGCTGCACATCGAGCTGCAAGCCTACACCGCCGACCGCCTGACGCAGATCCTGTGGGGCCTGAGCAACGACACCCGGACGGTGCCCTCTGTGCTGGCAGACCTGCACGGCCTGTCCGCGGACAGCGATACCGACGTGCAGAGCTACGACAGCCCGGAAGAGTTTGAGGCCGCCCTTGCGGCCCTGAAAGAAGGTGGATGACCATGCCGGACGGCATTGAGCTGGCAAAAGCGTATGTGCAGATCGTGCCCTCGGCAGAGGGCATCCAGGGCAAGATCACCGAAGCCCTGGGCGGGGAGCCTGCGGCAGCCGGTGACGCCGCCGGACAGTCCCTCGGTGCCCAGCTGGTGGGCACCCTGAAGAAAGTGATCGCGGCTGCCGGCATCGGCAAGATCATCTCGGATTCCATCAACATGGGCGGTGCCCTGCAGCAGAGCCTTGGCGGCGTGGAAACGCTGTTCAAGGACAGTGCCGACACGGTCAAGGAGTACGCCGCGCAGGCATACCGGACCGTTGGCCTTTCTGCCAACGACTACATGGAGCAGACCACCAGCTTTGCGGCCAGCCTGCTGTCCAGCGTCAGCCAGGACACCGACGCCGCTGCCCAGCTGGCCAACATGGCCATGGTGGATATGGCCGACAACGCCAACAAGATGGGCACGGATATGCAGGATATCCAGAACGCCTATCAGGGCTTTGCCAAGCAGAATTACACCATGCTGGACAACCTCAAGCTCGGCTACGGCGGCACACAGGCCGAGATGCAGCGGATGCTGAACGACGCCACCAAGATCTCCGGCGTGAAGTACGATCTGGGCAATCTGGCCGATATGTACAGCGCCATCCACATCATCCAGCAGGAGATGGACATCACCGGCACCACCGCAAAGGAAGCCGCCACCACCCTGACCGGCAGCTTTGCCGCCATGAAGGCGGCTGCGGAAAACGTGATGGGCAACTGGTCCACCGGCGCAGACCTCACCGAGCCGCTGCAGGCGCTGGCCGACACGGCACAGACCTTTCTTGTGGATAACCTGCTGCCCATGATCGGCAATGTACTGGCAGGCATTCCGGAAATCGTTTACAGCCTTGTGCCGGAGCTCCTGCAGACCGGCACCGAGCTGCTCAGCTCCCTGGCACAGGGCTTCACCGAGGGCATCCCGGAGTTCTTCTCCACCGCTCTGCCGCAGCTGCTGGCATTTACAGACCAGCTGCGGGACAACGCGGCCAGCTTTGTGGACGCCGGTCTGAACCTTATCACCCAGCTGATCAACGGCCTGATCGCCGGTCTGCCGGACCTGATCGCCTATGTGCCGGATATCATCATCAACATCTGCGGCATCATCAACGACAACATGCCCAAGATCCTCGCTGAAGGTGTTTCCATCATCGTGCAGCTGGTCGTGGGCATCGTCAAGGCGGTGCCGGATCTGCTGGCCAACTGGAAGAAGATCCTGCAGGCTGTCCTGTCGGTGATCTCGGCCATTAACTGGCTGAACATCGGCAAGAACATCCTCACCGGCGTGGCAAACGGCGTCAAGAGCATGGGCACAAGCATGCTGAACGCCTTCAAGGGCGGCTTTTCCAGCGCACTTGCCTGGATCAAGAGCCTGCCCTCGCAGGCCGTGCAGTGGGGCAAGAACCTGATCCAGAGCTTTATCAACGGCCTTACCGGCAAAGGCGGTGCGGTTGGTGCAGGAGCCATCGCAGCCACCGCCGGTGCCACCATTGCTAAAACCGCCAGCGGGAACGACTGGTCCTCCGTCTGGGCGGACGCCAACGCCGACGTGGCCGACAGCGCCCAGTCCATGGCGGAGGTGGTTGTCCCGGCCTATACCAAGTCCGGGGACGCCGCCACCAAGGCGGCCAAAAAGACCAAGGCCGCCGCACAGGCCGCCGAGACCCTGCTGTGGTCCCTGCAGGACGCAGGCCACACCGACACCACCAACGCCCTGGGCAAGGTGACCATCCAGACCACCGAGCTCACCGAGCACCTGCGCAAGGGCAGCGAGGAGTATGACCGGCTGACCCGCACCGTGACCGAATCCGGCAAGGAGATGGTGAACGGCGTGGTGAAAAACTACAAGACTGTCACCAAGTATGTCACCGACCACGGCAAGACCACGGCCCAGACCCAGAAGACCTATGAAGAGATCGCTGCCACTGTAGCCAAGACCGTTACGTCTACAACGGATTCCGTGGTCAACGGCATTGCCACCGGCACCAAGACCATCACCGAGACCATGACCGACAAAACCACGACCCAGAAGCAGGTCATCACCGAGACCTACAACGACATCGTGGACGGGGCGCTGGTCACGGTGGAGCGGGTCAAGACCGTTGCCGCCGATGGTGTCCCGCAGATCACCGAGGAGATCAAGAAAGCCTCCGCCAACAGCTTTGACGGCCTCGTCAAGGGCTGGCAGGATGAGGCCCACAAGGGCGTGGTGGGCACCTTCAGCACGCTGGTGACCGCCATCAAGAAACAGGACTGGAAGAGCGTGGGCGAGTGGGTGCTGTCTACGCTCTACACCGGCCTTGCCCCGGAAGCCAAGCAATGGATCGACAAGCTGGGCACCAGCCTCATCCAGCAAATCAACGGCGTATTGCTCAAGGGCGTGCAGGGCGTCTCGCAGGGGGCGTGGAACCTCGGCGGGCAGATCGCCCAGGGTGTCACCAGCGGATTTGGCAGCATCGTGGATCAGGCCGGCAGTCTGGCCCAGATCCTCACCAGCACCTTTGCCTCCCTCAAGGCTCCGCTTGGCGCTGCAGCCACCAGCATCAGCACGGCGCTGTCCGGCGGACTGCTGTCGGCATTCCCGGCCATTTACAGCGCCCTGGGCGCCCTCATCTCCACCATTGGCTCTGCCTTTGTGGGCATGCTGCAGGCCATCGGCGCAGCACTGCTGCCCACCGGCATCGGCACGCCTCAGGGCATTGCCATGATCGCCGCCGGCGCGGCTCTGGTGGCCGCCATTGCCGCCATCACCGTGGGGCTGGGCGTGGCGTTCAAGCGCAAGCACACCAGCTCCGGCAGCGCGGCGGGCAGCACTGTGGGGGCCTCCGGCACCCTATGGGACTACGAGCAGCCCCGCAGCCTGCCCCAGCGCACCCAGCGGCCCAACATCGAGGTCAACCAGTACATTTACAGCAAAGCGCAGACGGCCGCCGACCTGATGCGTGAAGCGCAGTATGAGCAGAGAAGGGCGGTGCTGCAGGGTGTTTGATGCTGTTTTTACCACTGGCACCGGCCAGAGCTTCGCTTTTGGCTATGCCGCCGGCGTGCTGTGGAGCTGCGACCCGCTGGGCGACCTGCCCGTGGAGCTGGAGACCAGCCAGGGCTACCAGCAGGTGGGTGCCACCGTGGACAGCCGGAGCATCTCCGGCGTCACCCGCACCATCACCGGGCGCATCCTGCGCAACGCCGACTACTGCAAGCGCCAGCTGCGGGGCATTTTTGCTCCCGGCGTCACCGGCCGCCTGACCGTGGCCGGAAAATACTGGTGTGACGCCGAGGTGCAGCGCTGCCCGGCCATTTCGCCGGCAGTGCTGTGGCCAACCTTCAGTTTCCAGCTCTACTGCCCGAACCCCTACTGGCACAGTGTGGCCAAGACCACGGCAGCCACCATCAAGGTAACGCCCGTGTTCCGGCTGCCGGTGTGCTACACCTCGCATCAGTACGGCATCCGGGAACAGGCCAGCTACATCCGCATCCTCAACAGCGGTCTGGACACCCGGAGCTGGAAGCTCTCGCTGACCGCCCGGGGCGAGGTGGTCAACCCCGGCGTCATCAACCCGGAGACCGGCGAATATCTGCGCTTCATCACGACCCTGCAGGACGGTGACGAGCTGCAGGTCTACCGGGAAAACGGCGAGCTCCGGGTGGAGCGGGTCATCGACGGCAAAGGCTACGACGTCCTTTCGGTGCTGGACGGCAGCAGCACCCTCTGGACGGTATACCACGGGGCGCAGGCATGGCAGCGCACGGCGGATTCCGGCGACGGCTGGCTGTTTCTGTCGCTGACCATGCATGCCGCATTTACCACGATCATCACGGAGGGTTCCAATGGCTGAGATTACATCCGCCCTGACGGCATCCGGGTACAAGAGCCTCTGCGTCTATAACGACCGGCTGGAGCTGCTGGGCCGCATCGAGAGCTGGCTGTCTCTGGTCTGGCCGGAGCGCTACAACGTCTACAGCAACGTGCAGGGGGCTCAGCTGGAGCTCCACGACACCACCGCCCTGCAGGCCCTCTGCCGACCGGACCGTTATCTCTGGCTGGTCGGCAGCGACCGGCTCATGCGCATCGTGTCGGCCCAGAAAGCCGATCACAAGCTGGTCCTCTACACCAAGGACGCCGCCTGCATCCTCGACGAGCGGGTCAGCACGGGCACCCTGAGCAGCTTTGCCGTGGAGGACACGCTGCGTGGTCTGGTGTCCGGGGCCGCCGCATGGCCCTGCCTGGAGCTGGGCGACCCGGCCGGTCTGGCCGACGCCTACGCCGGAGAGGTCAAGCCCGGCAGCCTGCTGAGCATTGCAGAGCAGGTGTGCCAGGAGCTGGACATCGGCTTCCGGGTGCGGTTCGACCAGCAGCAGAACAAGCTGCTGTTTGAGCTGTACCGGCCCAAGCTGGACCCCAACGCCCGCTATGCGCCCCAGTACGGCAACCTGACCGACCTGGCCTATACCGAGAGCATCACGGACTACAAGAACATCTGCACCGTGGTGGGGGCCGACGGCACGGTGACCGTGGGGGCCACCGACAACACCGGGACGGCCCGGCGGGAGATGCTGCTGGATGCCTCCAGCAAGAAAAAGGAGGACGGCCAGTCCCAGAGCGAGTACCTTGCCGCCCTGCGCACGCTGGGCGAGCAGGAGCTGGCGAAGCACACCCGGCTGGAGAATTTTGAGTTCACCCCCACCGGCCCCGTGACGGTGGGCAAGGTGGTGGCGGCCAGCCTGCCCGGCACCGACATCCAGGCAGCGGCCCGCATCACGTCGGTGACCCTGCAGTCTCAGAAGGGTGAAAATACGGTCAGTACCGAGATCGGCACCCCCATCCTCAGGAGGAAAAACACATGAGCATCATTACCTATCCGCTGGACGGCGTGACCTACAGTGCCGAAGATGTAGCCACCTACCTGTGCACCCGCACGTCCGGCGTCTACGCAAAGGACAGCAATTTCGCCGTCAGCATCACCGGCACCCGGCAGATCACCATTGCCCCGGGCCTTGCCTGGATCAACTACGACGACTTCAAAGGCGTGTCCGTTTGCAGCCGGGAGGACACGGTGCTGACCGTGCCCGACGCCGACAACACCCTCAACCGGGTGGATCGTGTGGTGCTGCAGTTTGATACGTCGTCCAACCTCACCGCCATCCGACTCAAGACCGGCACGCCTGCCGTGGCCGCTCAGCCGCCCGACATCCTGCAGAACCACAACCAGTACGAGCTGGGCCTGTGCACGATCTCTGTCCCGGCGGGGTCGGCGGCGGTCACCTCCGCAGACATCACCGACACCCGCACCGATGAGGCCGTCTGCGGCCTCATGCGGGACGGCGTCACCGGCATCCCCACCGAGACACTGCTGGCCCAGTACACCGCCATCCTCACCGCCATGCAGCAGAGCGGCAAC